CCCAATGTTGTATGCACATATAAGGCATCAAGATTGGCAACCATTTGATAAAGCCGTATCTATTAGTCAATTTAAAATGGAAAAATTGACATTTAAGCGTATAAATGAAATGTGGTTACGAAATAATAATATTACAGATGTAGAATTTGATTGTAATTGTATGAAAATGGCTGATAGTCTCAACAGAAGACTTGTATTATCAAAGAAACCTGATATTGACAAAGAAAATAAAATAATATATCTTACAAAATATTTCACAAAACAAGGTGTTTTTGATTATTTAAAGAAAAACAATATACCACTTACAAAAGATTATGATATATTCGGAGTATCTTGGGACGGATTAGCATATCATTATTCTTGTGGTGTAAAAAAATATTATCCTAATGACTGGGAAAAAATAAAAGAATATTTTCCAATGATAGAAGCAGAAATTTTTAGATATAAATTAGTAAAAAAATATAGCAATGTATAATAGTGAATTATTAAATAGTTTTGAGCCAGAAAATTTTGACATGAAAGATATAAATATGATTGAAGATGTTGAAGAATGTTTATTAGCAGAGTCTGACAAAATTTTGAAAGCAAAAGAAACAAAAACTCAACAGAAAAATCAAATGAATGATATGCGAAGCACAGCATATTATTGTAATATAGTATTTGCAAATCGTGGAGACAAAAATAAATTTTTATCTCACTTAATAGATGTTGAGGTTGAAGGTGAATGTTTTATTGATGGTTATGAATTAGCAAAATATTTTGGAATAGATATACCAATGACGGCAACTTTACCAGAACCTAAATTCATAAAGCAATTTAAAATAAAAGAAAATAAAAAAATATAGTAATTAAAAATATTGTTAAACGTTTAAAAATTATAAGGTATGGAAAAAGTACAAGGTGTTACCAGAATAACAGATAGAGCGACAGGTAGAAGTACGTATATATCTACTTCATCAAATTATTAAGAGTTGATTAGTAATTAGAAAAACGACACTTTACAATTTATTTTGTGAAGTGTTTTTTTGTATATCATTATTTTATAAATTTACAATATTACATTCTTTTTTATTTTACATTTGCAAATTATTGAATAATAGTTTTGAAATGGAAAATAAACTGACAAAAACTGCCATTAAAAAAAGAGCAATGATTAAAGCGTTAGAAAAGTCGCTTGGAATTGTTACGTCTGCTTGTCAGGATGTTGGAATTGCAAGGGAAACTCATTATGAATGGTTAAGAATAGACCCAGAATATAAAAGGCTTGTAGATGGAATAGAAGACGTTGCTATTGACTTTGCAGAAAGTAGCCTTTATAATAATATAAAAAATAAAGACGTTGCATCTACAATATTTTTTCTAAAAACAAAAGGGAGACGTAGGGGTTATGCGGAACATCAACAAATTGACCTAAACAACAACATAACATCAAAATCAACACCCGAAGAGGCTGCTCGTTTTTTCAAAGAATTATTAAATGAATGCGAAGAAAAATAATTTTTATAATATCAATGATTATATTCCTAACTTTGAGCAATTATCTAATTATTTATTGAATAATATTGATTTATTGCTATTTACTACTGTATTTTTTTCGCTTGTAAATAGGACAAAGTTTTCAATCGCACCACATCATAAAACTATTTGCAATAAATTAAATGAAATTTTAAAATACGAACACCCGACAAACCACGTTATAATCAATATTCCGCCACGCTGTTCAAAAACTGAACTTGCTGTTATTTCTTTTATTTCTTACGCTTTTGCATTAAATCCTTCGTGTGAATTTATGCACTTTTCATCTTCCGAATCTCTTGTAAATCGTAATTCTACCAATATAAGAAAAATTATTGATAGTGATGCTTATAAAATTGTATTTCCACAGGTAGAATTGACAAATAATGCAAAAGGAAGTATAACAACAACACAAGGAGGAGTGTTATATACTGCTCCGTTTCTTGGACAAATTACAGGTTTTGGTTGCGGGAAATTTAGAAGTGAAAAATTTGCAGGTGCTATGGTTATTGACGACCCAGTAAAAACGCAATCAGCATTAAGCGAGGTAATAATGGAAAATGTTAATTTTACATACGCAAATACATTAAAATCAAGAAAAAATGATACACTTACTCCTATTATAGTAATTGGACAAAGGGTTGGATATAATGATTTTTGCGGACATCTTATTGAAACGGAAGGAACGATTGATAACGGTGGAAAATGGGATTTGATAAGCATACCTGCAATTTTAGACGAAGGATTATCTACCGAAAGGTCTTTATGGGAAAGAAGACTACTGTTAGAAGATTTAAAAAAACAAAAGGAGTTAGATGATTGGGTATTTTCTACTCAATATCTCCAGAATCCACGCCCAATTTCTGGACTTGTTTTTCCAAGTTCTGAAACAAAGTATTATGATGAAATACCACAAGACCCTGACCTTGTTTTTTGTCAGATTGACCCAGCAGACGGAGGAGATTATACCTGTTCAGTTGTTTATTATGTTAAAGATGAAAAAGTTTTTGTTGTCGATGTAATATATGTTTCCGAAAGTTCAGACATTACAATCCCAAAAATACTTAACCAACTAAAAAATTTTGGAGTTTCAATGTGTGTAATAGAAAGTAATTCTGGGTGGTCTCTATTTAGAAGAACAATAAAAGAAAAAGTATCAGAGTTAGGATTAAGCACATCTATAAGAAGTGTAAATCAGCGTTTAAATAAAGAAATTCGTATTTTTCAGCACGCTCAATACATAATAAATAACTTTTATTATTCAAAGAACGGGAATAATGAGTATAAAATGTATTTAAAACACAAACATTCATACATAAAACTTGGGAGGGGACAAAAAGACGATGGGGTTGATACAGATTGTTCTTGTTGTGAATATTTAAAGAAAAATGGATTTATACCTTTGATTTAGTTTTTATAGGAGTTTCAAATGTTTTTTCAACAGACCAACCACGATATATTCTGTTAGTAATTACGGAAAGTTTTAAATTCAATTCTTCACACCATTCAATAATAAGTTTTTTATCACCATTGTATTCTATTTTCCGATTTATTCGTGTGTTTCTCACTTGCTCTTTTTGAGTTACTAACCTACAATTTTCAGGTGTATAATTTCCGTTATTATCAATCCTATCAATGCTTAAACCTTTTTTGTATCCGTTTAAAATAGCCCAATCGTAAAACTTTTTAAAATCATTTTTCCATTCATCACACATAATTATTCCACGTCCACCATAATGTTTGTAATCTTTATTATTTTTATTGAAACATCTATCTTTTATACTATTCCATACATTGTTTAGTTTATGATTTGATAATCCGTGCCTTGTATTAGTTCCATTTTTAATATTTTCTAAATGCAAACAACCGCAACTTTTAGTATGTCCATTTTTTAATCTGCTTCCAATTATTTTTGTTTTATTTCCACATTCACATAAACATTCATATACTATTTTTTTATGTTTATTGCTTCCATATTTGCTTATAACAGAAAGCCGACAAAACTTTTTTCCTATTAAATTTTCACATCCTATGCACCCACAACTTTTTGTGCTTCCTCTTCTTAAACTCCAACCTGTTGTTATAATTGTTTTTTTACAGTCGCATAAACAACTCCACATTGCCCTGTTTTGACTATTACTTTCTGCTCTTGAAATTACTGTTAATTTACCAAACCTCTGTCCTGTTAAATCAATAAATTTACCCATATTATTACATAAAAAACCCCTTTTTTCTGCTATTATATCTCGTACATACAATAACATACTCAAAGGGAATATTATTTTTTTTGATTGGTACGAGCAATCATTTTATTTTAATAACGTACAAATTTATAGTTTATTATACATACAAACAAAAAATTTGTATATCATTATTTTTCAAAATTACTATTTTGTATTAAATAACATTTTACCTTTGCAATTATGGGATATTTTAAAAATATAGCAAAGGCAATAATAAATAAATCTGCGGACGGAGATGTTATTTTTAATTTAAAAAACAGTCCAGATGAACTGTTTGGAAAATTTAATCCGTATGCTTCGGACAATTATTATACTTCATTTAAAACGATAGCGGAGGTACAATATCCTATTCGTTTTATTTGCGATAGGGCAAAGAATGCAAAATTTGTATTAAAAAAATGGAGTGATGATAGTGTTGTTTGGAATAATAAACAAATAAATAAATTTTTAGAAAATCCTAATCCTTTTTATTCATTCAAAGATTTACTTGCTAATTATATACAAATGAAGTTTGTGTTAGGAAATGCTTTTTTATATGCAAATGTAAATCCGTCAATGAAAAATAAAATTTGGCAATATTGCGACAGTTATTATATTTTACCAACACAAAATATTTCAATCGAAACTAAAAAAGTAAGTACATTTAACATAGAAAACATAAAAGACATTGTAAATTATTATAAATTAAAAAATACAAATATTTATAATGGAACTTACAGTAAATTAGACCCAAATATTGTGATGCACTCACGGGATTATTGGGATTTTGATAATAACGATGATTTATTGAGTTTTAGTAGGTTAGAAAGCATTAAATATCCGCTTGCTAATTTATGTGCTGTTTATGAGGCGAGAAACGTTATTTATACAAAACGTGGTGCTTTGGGGGCTATTGTATTGTCAAAGAAAGATGCAGACGGATTACAAGCGAGTACTCCGACAGAAAAAGAGGAAGTACAAAAAGAATTTGAAAATAAATACGGATTAAATAATAAAAAACATTTATTTCAAATTACAAGGTTTCCGATTGATTTTGTAAAGTTTGGTGCAACAATTAGTGAATTGCAACCTTTTGAGGAAACGTTACAAGATGCTATACAAATTGCAGGTGTTTTTGGTGTAAATAAAGAACTTATTCCAAGAAAAGACAACTCTACTTTTAGCAATCAAAATTCTGCTGAAATTAGTGCTTATAACAATACTGTTATTCCGATTGTTAAAATATTTTTATCAGAAATAAACGACTTTTTAGGATTAAATGATAGCGGGTATTATATTGATTCCGATTGGTCGGAAGTTAATGTATTACAACAAGGAAAAATAGAAGAACAAAATAAGAAAAAAATTATATCAGAGCGTTGCGGTAATGATTTTAAAAGTGGTATTATAACGCTAAACGATTGGCGTGCAGAGTTAGGATTGGAAGCGATAGAAATACCGCTATATAATAAAACAATTATTGAAATGAAGGAAACAGAATTAAATAAACTTAAAAATATATTATCATTATGAATGGAAAAGATTTAGGAAAACAATCAATATACGGAAGTAATTATGATAAAAATTCTCTTACAAAAAGAGAGTATATTGCATCATTTGTTTTACAAGGAATTATTAGTAATAAATCATTAAAAAAATTTACAAAAGAAGAATTAGTAAAATGTTCAGTTGAATTTACTGATTTACTTTTGGAAGAATTATCAAAAACAGAATAATTATGAACAAATCAGTTATATACGGACTTCAAATGAAGTCAATAGACACGACAGAAAAAGGGGAAGTTACTATTCTTGCAAATGGGCTTGAAATAGAAGACTTTCAAGGTGATATATCTACAAAAGGAAGTTTTAAAAAAACGTTAAATGATTTCAACGCAGGTAAACGTCCTATTTTTCATTATAAAAACCATAATAATAATGAAATGATAGGATTTATTACAAAAGGGGAAGAGTGCGACAATAATTTAGTACTTACATCACAACTTAATTTAAAAAAACAAATCAGTCTTGAAACTTTTGAGGATTATAAGTTAGCAATGGAATTAAAAAAGAATATAGAACACTCTGTCGGAGTTATTGCTATAAAACGTGATGAAAAAGACAGAAGGCGTGTATTGGAATGGTATTTAGATGAAGTAAGTACTTTAACAAAGAGAG